GTTATTAATATCTAAGTCAATTCGAGAGATTGCCTCTACACAAGTTGACAATAGATTAAGGGCAGTAGCCATATGAGCAAAAGAACATCTATTATAAGAGCATTAACAGAAAAACTTAATACAATTGATGGGCAAGCGCCTTATAAAACTAATCTAAGTAATAATGCGTATGCAAAACTAAAATTTTGGGACGAAATCCAAGACTTTCCAGCTATATATTTAACCCCTGGCTCAGAAATACGAGAATACTTACCAAGTAATTTTGCTTGGGGTTTTCTAGGTATCAGCCTAAAAGTATACTGCCGAGGCGAAGAAGCACAACAACAATTAGAAGAATTGTTGGAAGATGTAGAGACCTGCGTAGATGCTAATCGAGTGCTGGCCTATGATACAATTACAGGCCACGAAACAACTGAAATATTAATTCAGTCAATAACTACTGATGAAGGGCTACTAGCCCCTTATGCAGTTGGAGAAATTAACTTACAAGTGCGTTATGCAATTATGTAAGAAATCGTATCAATGTGTTACAACAGATAAATATCTAGTTAAAGCACGAAGATACTAAACTTAAAAGGAAATGAAATATGTCATTTAATTTAATTCGTAATAGTCGTGTATTTTTCACTACTAACGTAAATTCAGAAACAGGTGTCGTTGCAACCAGCGGTTTTACTGATACTAACACTAGAGAACTCCAGGTTATGGATGGATTTAGTTTTAGTCAGAATACAACTGCCGAAACCGTTACACTTAACGAAGCAGGAGCCTCTCCAGTTCGTGGTCAGCGTAGTTTTAATACTGCACTAGAGCCAGTTGATTTTTCTATGAGCACTTATATTCGTCCTGCTGATGGCGGAACAAATATTACAGCTGAAGAAGCGGTACTATGGAATGCTTTGTTAGGCACTGACGCAATCGGTGGTAGTGCTCCAGCTTGGTCAGATGGTGTTACATACGCAACAGTAGTTGCAACAAATTCCAACTCTCACCAATTACAAAAATTTGGACTAATCATTTTAATCGATGGTGTATCTTACATTATTGACAACTGCGCCTTAGATAGCGCTACAATTGATTTTGGTTTAGATGCTATTGCTATGATTGCTTGGGCTGGTAAAGGTGCTATTTTACGTCAAATCTCAGGTTTAACAGCTACAACAGCTTCACCTGCAGTATTTGGTGGCGGTCTAACTGGAAGTGCTAAAGCTAAGATTACTACCGCTCCGTTTATTGCTAACAAGCTAAGCACTCTTTCAATTGCTAAAGGTATTGGCGGTGGTGGTACTGCGTTTACTGTAGCCCTTACTGGTGGCAGCTTAACAATTGCTAACAACTTAACATACTTAACACCAGCTAACTTAGGTGTTGTTAACTGTCCCTTTACCTACTTTACTGGTACGCGCGCTATTAGCGGAAGCATTAATGCTTACTTACGTGCAGGTTCAACAAACACTGCAGGTCTGTTAGCTGATTTGTTAGCCGGTTCAACAACTGACGTTGATCCAGAGTTTAAAATCGAAGTAAATATTGGTGGATCTAGTAACGCAACGCGAGTATCGTTAACGATGCCAGCAGCTGTGTTAACAATTCCAACTGTTGCAACTGAACAGGTTATTTCTACAACAATTAACTTTACTGCTCAAGGTTCTGCATCAAGTGCCTTTGACATTGGTTCAGCTAATGAACTAGAAGTTAAGTACTACACAACTAACGCGGCTTAATAGCCAAAACTTTCAAGGTACCGGTTGATCTCCGGTACCGCTTTTTTCCTTGAACGACAACAAAATATTATACATATGTCAATTTCTCTAAAAAATCTCCTTGTTCCCTCAAAGTCTCTTGAAGTAGAATATCCAGGCATGCCTGATTTCAAAGTTCAAGTAGCTTTTCTTTCTCGCGAGACTTTACAGACTATTCGCAAGAAGTCTACTAAAACTAGTTTCAAAAATCGTCAACCAGTCGAAGAACTAAATGACGACCTGTTCCTAGAACTTTACGTTAAAAACGCCATTAAAGGCTGGGATGGTCTAAAGTTAAAATACTTAGAACAACTAGTTCCTGTTGACCTTACTGACCAAGATTTAGAAGCCGAACTAGAGTACTCAGAGGAAAACTCTTTGTACCTAATGAAGAATTCTACAAACTTTGACAGTTTTATTAGTGAACAGGTCACAGACTTGGGAAACTTTTCAGCGAACAAATAACTGGTGTAAGAGAACAGCTTCGCAGATACTTTCACAATAGCGATGTACATATGACAAAGGACAGTTACTTTGAAATGTGTGAAATGCTAGATCAAGAGCCAATAGAAGAAGAAATACCTATAGAAGTAGGAGACTTCCCTGAATTAGTTCAACAATGTTTTGTAATATACGGAATATTACCAGATAATTGGGACTCAATGGGCGGCGGTTTTATGGGTAAACACTATTCTATAGTTTTTAACTTGTTTAAGGTATACGGAATAGAAGATTCGGCTGAGATATTACTTTGTTTAGATTCTTACAACATATGGATGGTGC